ACCTCCACCACCTGCTGCTGGAAATAAATCACCCTCGGAAATTGGTGCTTGTCCTGCTGTAAGATGAGTAATTGCTTCAGAAACTGCCTTCTTGTACTCGGCAATCTGCCTCTTGTCTGCACCCTTCGCTTCAGCGTTCTGGACGTGACCAATAAAGTGCTGTACTGCCGATTGTAGGGGTTTAATCATCTCTGGAGGCATAGACCCTGCTGGAGCAGATGCAATGAGCGGGAATAGCTTCTCCATGATTGTCTGGATGTGAACAATATCGTTGTCCCGTGGAGAAACTGGAATGTCCTCACCAGAAATTATGCTCTGAAGTTCGATAATCTGTGCGCGTGTCGCTTCGATTGCCACTGCCTCAACTTGATCTTTAGGAAGGATGACTTGGTTAGCAATGGATTCACCCACTTTGCGTGACCAATCGAGCTTCATTAGCTCATCTTGGTTAATTTGTGGGTTGCCCGTGTAGCGTTGGATCAGAAGATCAAGGATTGCCGCATCTTGACCCTCGGTTTGAGGTAAAAGTTCCTCTGCTGGAGAGAATGCCATTAAAAGTATGTCGCTAGGAGGCAAATTGCGCTCCAACATGGACAAAACGCATGAAACTGCCTCCTCATCGAGATGCCGTGGGATTTCAAATGGCACTAAGAACGATGGAATCTCAGATTGTGCCTGTTCAAATGCCTCAACAACCTCTTTTTTGGCCCACATTGCGTTTTGATTCTGTAAACGAGCGAAATCAATCTGTGTTTTTAGTTCAGATGCGGCTTTAACGTGTTCAGGGTGACAGATTCCACGCTGCATACGCTCAACTGCCTTGGAATATTGTTTAACCCAGCGCATTAGGATGCCTTCGCGGATCTGATTTTCAACAGCAGCAATGCGATTCACTTCACTTGCGGTCTTATCTCCACCCGTGATGTTCATCACAGAGGATGGAAGGAAGGTTCCCATTTGGATTTCAGCCAATCCAGACATGAATTGATCCAACTTAATGAAATCTTCCACATCAGCGGGGATTGCGGACTGAACTACGTCATATCCTTCTGCCACATATGCTACGGGATGCATTACTTGAAGCGGAGGAATGCCTGTTTTAGCGGTTGGGCCTTTCTTAAGTAATAGCATCCCGCGCAAATATGAGTTATCGACAATGAGATTTCTAGCCTTGTCGATAGCAATATGCGTGTTATACAAGTCTCGTCCTGCACCACGGGAAGACATCAAAGCACCAGATCCAATCTCGATAGAGAATAGGGCGATTGTATCCGACATTCTATTGTATCTATCCAATTGTGTGCAGATTTCGTCACCTGACTTATCATCAAAAAGATAGCGTGAAATTTTACCAGTTGGTTCCTTGATAGCAATTCACCTAGTTCGACGTATTTTGCATCGTTTTCGTAGCTTGCACCATAGGATCCTTCTCGCATCCAGTCCTCATAGCGTCGAGCGTCATCGTCAGAATCAAGAGTTCTTCCAGCGGGGGTTGCGTTGTTGATTGCTTTGACTAGATTGTTAATATGCCAACCTGCAAGTGCGGAGAGTCTTGGTTGCTCCAACACTGGAAGTAATTCAGCAATCTGATATCGACGCTTCCTAGCCCAAATTGGTGTTGAATCTGCTTCTTGCGGAGTCTCGATAGAAAAGAACGTATAATCTTGGCGCAGGAATTCTGGTTTCCAATCTCTCACGTCATCCCAGCACACCGCACAAAAACCAAATGTCGTATTCTCATGCGTGACTTGTGCCACTAGATCATCGTGACCCTTCCAGCCTCGGATGCATTTCGTGATTTCTTCGCGGAAAATCTTTGTTTTGTTTTCCTCGCTAACTCCCTCTAGCGGATATTTTGAATAGGTAAGCGTGGGTGACTGCTCAATTACCTGTTTAAATGGTGGTTGTAATCGGCTAACCATCGTAGACAAAAACCCAGTTGGGCGATTACTGCGCCAATTCTGACCCATGCTTTCCAGTTTTTTTGCACTATACGGAGGTTCATTATTTAGCTTCTTCTGAATAAGTTGGTTCTTGCGGTTTCTCTCAACATTCTGTTGTTTCAACCTGCGATATGCAGAATGCGCTTGCTGGCAGTCTTTAAACGTCCGTTTAACCTGCAATGTATCTGGATTTACAACGTCACCAGTAGCGTTATCGTCAACAATCTCCAGTTCGGAAATACGTTGCTTGTCCGATGGTTTCATAATCCGCGCAGCTTTCGATGCGTAGACGTTGGTGACTTCTGCTGGAATTGGTTTGGTTGTATCTGCCATATTATTTGAGATTTAGCCAGCAATCTACTGGCAAATTGTCTGACGGGGAAATGCTGTCGCGGGACATGAAAACTGCGGACTTGTTGTCGTGACGTAGCAACAAACAACCACCTAGTGACTTGGAGGTCTTTGTCTCTTTAGCCTGTCTAATGCTTGCACTTAACCTATCCGTTGCTTTAACGCAAGCACCGCAACCGCTTTTCCACTGCACGTTCTGCTTGCAGTTAAGGCAAATTTTTGCGCGTTGCTCTGCTAACTCACTGGATACAAGTGCTACTTCTTTTGAAGAATTGATAACATTTTTAGCCCAGATCGTAATGTCATTTAGCAACTCTGTCTTTTGACTGGGTGTATTAACAGATGTTACAACTACCATATCCACTCCGTGACAGAAGTTGGGGTTCTTGCTACAGATGTACGAATTGACATCACCCTCCACGTCACCAACTGGCAAATGGTTTTCGGCACGGAAATTCGTGACAACCTCCAAAAGATTGTCATAGCTATGACCAGTGAGTTTTGCATCGCCATCGTAGTAATGCCAACCCCCCGGTGGGATCATTCCAATTATCGGTTTTGCCATGAATTTTTGAGTTTTACGTCAGTTTTGTAAGGTTTGCAAGCAAATTCTTACTTATTTATCAAATTAATTGCTGAAATCAACGAATTCATAACTTTCAATTCCAATATGTTTTTTCTGGAAAACAAACTTTTCTGGTTTTGGTTCGGTCATCGTAGCAACAACTCCACCCCGTTGACGCATGAGGTAGACCAGCAGGGACAGGGAATCGAGTGCGTCAGGACTATTTTGGCGAGTCCGTTTTACGAAGTCTCCCTTGCTCTCGACTCTCACCAACCCCTGCCCCTGCTGCTTGTACCTGCGAGAAGTTGCTTGACGAACCAACTCCTCGGTACGGAAGCTCGGTGAAATTTTCAAATACTCAAACTCCAGATATTTTGCAAGTCCGAAAACCAGTTCAGTAACAACTCCAGAGTATAACTCATTTGCGCGTTGTGTATCATCTCCAAGAATATGGGTTTCTGAACTAGCCCATGAATAATTTACCCCCATCACTTCACTTCCGTAGAGTGACTTTAACGCATCGTGGATTCCTGCTCCGTTTCCAGTTCGGTCAACACACAACCAATTCGCGCCGATTCTCATCTCCTTTGCGAAGCGGATAATCTCTGCGGTCTGCTCTAGTGTTGCCAATTTCGGAAACTGCATTTGCGAATCCAGTTGCAAACACGTCTTTGGCTTTTTGAATTCTCTAAATTGTCCGTCCCGTGGAGTCCAACCATCGCAAAGTCCGTATCGACCGAATGAGCAGACAACCTGATCTCGCCCCTCCAACGCCAAATCGAATGCCGCTAAAGGCACTACAGGGCCAATAAACCGCAAGCTACCCATTGCGTTGTCCATCATGGCAGGAGTTATGATTGCCATCGATATGCCTTCCTGCGGGAAGAATCCACGGGCCATTGTGTAGTATTCGGCAGTCCTACCCTTTGACTCGTATGCCATGTAGCCCTCGTAGGACTGGAAGCCGGGGAACACAATCTCCTTCTCCAGTACGTTCTCGCACCTAGCAGCGTCTAACCTCAAAACGTGCCATCCCTCCCTACTTTCCCATTCAAAGTCTTCCTCGCAGTCTACACTCTGCCAACCTCGTATTGGTTCACACCTTTTTCCGAATTCACTATTCCTGTCTTTCGGGTTCGATGCGCCAAAAATCTTGATGCGTCCCTTGGAATCCTTCGTGTCCGCAGCAGACAGGATGTTTTGCAGACCCTCCCAAACGCCAGCGGGAACCTCTTCAGCTTCGTCTAGGACAACGTGTGTCCTACTCATCTGTCCCCACTTGGGATCTGGCTTTTGCCTTGGACTTGGGTGGAACCCACGGAGCGTACCAGTTCCGCTATCACCTTTCGGAACGGCAACTAGATGGATGCCATTCTTGTCATCGTCATTGGCTTGAATGCTCTTAACGAGATCCTCACTGCCCTCGTACTCTGGACGCACCAATGCGGTTCGGTAGAAGTTTTTGATCGCAGCAAATACGTTTCTCTGCGCGTGTGCCTCGGTCAACGAAACCACTTTGATACAGGTGTACTCTGGATCTCGCATCCAATCCAACAAGAACCATGCAGCAGCATTAAACGTCTTTCCCATCGCTCCTGCACCTTGAACTAGCAACTTATCATGCTCAAACAGGCATCTCCATGTATCCGCTGCGCTTTGTGGCCTCCAGTCATAAACCCCTGCACCCCACAAAATCGTTGCTGCCGCTTCAAACTGATCATGCTTGAGCAAGTGTTGAACGAAGTTTAACACAGTCTGCCTCGCCACCTTTTCGTCCAGTGTAACCATTTTTTTCTGCGAGTCCGTAAGGTTAGTCAGTATATACTGAGCGGCATAGATAATCCCATTGATATCATCCTTTTCTGCCTCAACTCGCACCTTGGTGGCAATGTTGATTGCCTGTAAAACTGACGGAGGTTTATTCATTCACCTTCCAACCCCACATCAAATTAAACCATGCAAACTCTTTCTCACCAATCTTTTTGTTAGATCGGAATACCTTGGCATATCTAACCGAAAACCATTTTTTGAAATCTTCGCACTCTGCCTCAGTCCAGCTTCGTTTCGTGTACCACTCTTCTTGGTTGGTGAATTCTT